AACTCCAACAATCCTTCGCAAATACGAGATTGCATTGGAATAACACAGTTAATAATCATTCTACGTATAAATTCAGCCAAGTTACTCTCAGTTAGGTTATCAGCATTCAATAAAACGTATGGGTAATGCCATAATCTACAAAGTTGTTCCGTAGATAACTTACTCATGGCTCTTAAATCTAAGTCAATGTTAGTTGTTGATAACTTTGTGTAACCAACTTTAGCATTTGACCATTGAACACGACCTTTAGAAGCAGAATTGTATATTTTATCATACATTCTATCTTCAAAAGCACCTTGTTGTTCTGGATCAAGGTCATCTACGTTTAAATCGTCCTTATAAACAAAACCTACAGCTCCACGAGTCTCAAAGTTTTCGATACCAACTTCTTCTGCAGCGTTAGCCTTTTGTAATACACGAGAACCAGCAGTCAATGGAGAGAATCCACGAGCAATAGTTTTTTGGTCATTAAAGCTAGGATTAAATGATCTAAACGATAAGAACCACTCTGGTGCTACATCTTGGTTTAAAGATGTAATGTTGTAACCAGTGATAACTCTAAAGCCATCAGTGTAGATTTGATAATCCCAAGGTGCAATAACGTGAAGTCTTGCAATCTTACCAGGTTTTAAAGGGTCTTCTTCTGCCCAAATACCTACATCCTTTAATAAAAGGTCATAAGAGAATAAAGTATCGAAGAATTGCTTTTGAGTTTGGTAACCATTAGGTCTTTTAAGCAAATCTAGGATAGGATTCGATTCAATCTCCTTTAAAGAGTTTTTACGAATCTGATTTGCCTCCACTAACCCTCTTTGAGTAGGTCTTGTATTTAATGCTTTGTATTTTGCTAATTGCTTTGCTTGCGTTTTGTTATTAGCCTGGTACATTTCCAAAGGTACTTCAACTGCTCTTGATGCTATATCAGCCACAATTGAATACACATCCACATTCATCTCATATCCCTTCTCAATCGCTTCACGATAATCAGTCTTATACATCGAATAAGATTGACCACCAATAACTTTCCAGGGAATAGAGTTTTTAACCAAAGTCATGGCTTTTTTGCCATTAAAAAAATCGAATAAGCCCATTTTTAGAATATTAAGAGTTTTTTCTTTGAATACTTGGTATATACCCCATATCTAATCGCATCTAAAGCGTGATTGAAGTCATCAATTGGTTTATTAATCGGTTTACCACCCACTGTTATCCATTGATAGTTATCAATCTCCTTTTTAATGTTCTTTGATCTACGAGTATAATATACCTCGTATTCACGCAACTTACTTATACCAGCATTAACAGAGTCATTTCCTTTAACCGCTTTCACGACCTTAATACCTGCCCTCTTTAATTCCTCAATACTTTTAGGATCAGCACTATCAGCATAAATCTCATTCAATTTATCTGGATACATCTTAATCTTCTTAATTAAATCGGAATTCGTTAATCCCTTCTCATAAATTACCTCGTCAAGGTATAACTTATTTCCGAGTTTTGCAATTCTAATCAATGATGTAGGGTCATTAGAGAATCCAAAGTCAAGTCCACTAAAGATAACATCAGCATCCTTAGGAAACAGCTCACAAGGCTGCCAATCGTGATAAATCAAGCTTTCTGAACTCGGTTTAGGCGATTGTTGATACAAAGATTCAAAAGTAAATGGCTCATTCTTCTTAACCCTTAATAATTTCTCCAAGGAATGCTTTTCAGGCCATAAAGCCTCACCAAACTCTCTTTCATCATAATCATTCTCGGCTTTCTCCCGAATAGCAGGGAATTCAATAATAGTCCAATCGTTATCCCTTTCAAGTAACCTACCAGCTAAATCATCATCATACCACCGAGTTTGGATAAGAACTTGTGCACTATCATTATGCAAACGAGTTTCCCACACATCGGTATACCAGTTCCATAATTGTTCCTTAATAATGATACTTTGAGCTTCCTGCCTATCCTTTAGCGGATCATCAATGATACCAATATCAACTGCAGTACCAGTAAGTGAGCCTCCACGACCTACAGCCCTTAAATAACCCCTTCTACCAACAGTTTGGAAGAATTCAGCAGTCTTAACTGCCTCACCCTTCTTTTCACCTATCCTACTATCTGGATATAACATCTTAAACTCCTCACTTAACATCCTACGCTGTATCTCAGTAGAAAATTGTTCAGCTAAGGTAGCATTATAAGAAGCCAAGGCTAATTTTAAATCAGGGTTTCTACCAAGCAAATAAGCAGGGAAGCTACGAGTTGATAATTCAGACTTTCCGTGTTGCGGAGGCACAAATATCATCAACTTCTTAATCTTACCAGCATATACCAAGTCTAAGTGATCAGCAATCACCTTATGAAACCACCTCATATCATAATCAGGCTTGATATAAGAAACAAAGCTACTAAACGACCTCCTCGAAAGTTCCCTCGTCAATATTTCTCTCTCTAATTTCGCTAAGTCGTTGTCTAATTTGGTCATCACTTAATAATTTAGGATTAACAGTATCATTATGAATACTCAAGTCTTGCTCTATACGCTGTGTGCTCTTACCATGCTCAAACTCCAACATAAAAGCAGTATTCTTTAACTCACCATTGTTTATGTCACCCAAGATAGATGAAGCCATTACAGCCATAAACCCAGGAGTATTACTATCAGCAACTAAACGCTTTAAATCAGCAACACTCAAGCTACTAATGTAAGTCATTACCTTAACCACCTCAGGTTTACTCATCCTTAAACGATATTGCTCGTCTAAGTTCTTCATCACCTCCTTGATTACACTCTTTGGCCTACCATAAGGATTCCTAACCTCTCCAGGCTTAATAGAGTATTGTCTAATGTTTTCGTAATTACCCCTAGGCTTCGTTTCAACTAAAGGTTGTTCTTCAGCTTCCATAATCGTAGTAGTTTATATTAACCCCAAAAAACTTAGAATTTTTTTAGGCACTTTTTAAAATCATTTCAATAAACAAAAATCACTTTCACCATTATTATACTTATTATACTAAGAGTATACTTAATATATAATATATATCTTTTCTTATTTATAACTATTCTAAATAACACTTAACTATTTAATAACCAACACTTTATTGATTAAATTCCGCCCAGATTTACCTTATTTAGAACCATTCTTAATAGATTGATTGTGTAAACATAAACATTAAACTCTCTCTAAACAACCCTATTCTCTTTTTATTACAATATTCAAATACCATTTGTAAACAACTATTAACCAAATTTTGGTAGGATTTTTTTGGAGGGTTACCAAGGAAAACTACCCCCTCCCCCTTTTGCTCCCCATCTTTTTACCCTTGTATCCCTGTTTATACACTGTATACCCCCATTATAAGGGCCTAGCAGGGTATAAACGTAGGAAACAATGATAACATTATGTTAAATAGATGATAGGCCGAGGGTAGCCAATGGAGTATTTGCACCTTTTAACCTTATTTTAACCCTTATTAATAATGTATCTAATCAAGTTGATCACCTATATAGGTCCTATTCATAGCCAGTCTAATAGCCTTGATTTAAAGCCCTATTTTATCCTTATGCATACAAAGTATTTAATTAATATAATTGATTGATTAGAAGCAAGGAAAAGGCCCTTAATAAAGGGGTCCATCTACTAAGGTGAACAGTTATATAATGTATCTGTATTGATGGATCATATTACCTTGTTTAATAAGGTACTTGACTCCTTATATAGATTGAGTATATATAAGGGCCTAAAGAAAGAAATAAAACAAGAAAGAAAGTAAGCAAAGAAAGAAATAAACAAAGAAAGAAAAGAGAGATTATTCTCTTTATATAATACGGTAGTATTAATACAATACGTTAGTATTATTATAAGAGTATAAACTCTCTATATTCTTTGCGTATACTATGAGTATACCTAAAGTATATTATAAGTATACTATTAGTATAATAAGGGTATAATTATTGTAATTGGTAAAAAAAGGAAAAAATTGAAATAAAAAAGCTTTTATTAAAATATATTTTTATCTCCTTGTTACGGTTAAATAAGGGCTTTTTAACCTTATTGTCTTATTATCTGTAATTTATATTCATTCTAAATAAGGTATATATTCTTATTATATAGCGTTTAAACCTACATTTTACCCTGTTTTATATCTGATATCCTTATTTAGAATTGTTATAAATTAGATGTAATACTTGTTTACATTAATTAAGTGTACTAAGTTTGTCTCAACAAAAACGGTAAACGATATGAAAAATACAGAAACATTAAACGCAAAGATTAAACAAGTTAAAAAGCGTTTAGCATTTGCAACTTTAAACGAAACAAGACTTTTATTATCAGCATTAGACTTTTATTATACAGAACTTTCAAACCTTTAAAAATTACTAAAATGAAAAATTACTCTATATCTGAAAAAATTATTACAATCGCTTTCTTTGCTCTATCTGTTGCAATGGTATTTTGTGCAGGTGCTGCAATTGTTTCAACTCTTTTCTAATCCTTTAAATTTTTAACCTTATGAAATTCTTTTCAAACTTATTAACGGCCCTTTCTGGTGAACCCATGGAGGCCCAAACAAACGAAATGCTTTTTGCTTCGCTTACTGTCTTTATTACTTTATTAATCTTATCAATCAATTTTTAAAATTTACAGTTATGAACAATTTTAATAAATACGGATACATTGAGGATTTACAAGACCTTTTATTACAGGCAATTTTAAACGGTGATTTAGATCGAGCCGATTATATAGGTGATCATATTGCAGCGGACCTAGATAATCAAGTTATATATTATCAAGACTGTTTTGAAATTGCCGAAGCGTTAAGCCTTACAAGTTTTACAGGCTATGAGCTGGGAGACGCTACAAATATTTCACAATTAGCATACTTTGGTTTATATGAATTTATAAACGAGGAATTAGACTATAATTTTATTGAAAATGCAATAAATGCAAAGGAGGATTTTGATATTTGGGCCGCTTCTGATAACTGCATAAATATTGCAGGGGGATTAACTCAAACCCAGTGCACCCAGTACGGCAAAAATTTCACCTTTTTTGAATTATTCAAATATTACCTACAGGAATACGCAAACTAACATTTTAACAAACCTTTATTTTATCACACTTAACACACAAAAACATTATGAAAGCATTAAACTTAGTATGCAGCAAAAACGAGCCATTTCGTCCACAAATGGAATACATTAGACTATTAGAGGGCAATTTTTATGCAACAGACGCAATAATCCTAATAAAAATACCTTTTTATGAGGTGATCCCTAGGCCCTTATTTGACGAATTAACCGAAAAATACGGTGCGGAAATGTATTTTAGTGCGGAAAGTTGGAAAGCCTCCAAAATTGAAAAAGGTTGTATTTTTAAATTATTACCAGATACGGACCTAATCGAAATATTCGACAACAAAAAAAGCCTCGGATTTTTACAGGTTGTACCTAGTGATAAATTTGCAAATATAGGCCGTTTCCCTAATTGTGATCAGGTCCTGCACACAAGCGAAGCACAAACGGAAAGTTTAAAGGCTGTTTCTGTTAATCCTGATAAATTAGGGGCTTTATATTCTGCAATGGGAAAGAAAGATATTAAACTAACTTTTTACGGTTCAGGTAAGGCAATTAAGGCCAATTTTAGAGAAAGCGAAGCACAGGCCGTAATTATGCCCATTACTTTAAAGGATTTTTAATTATGCAGCGTTTCACAGTAAGGCCCAGCGATCAAATTATAGTAATTTGTAGGCACAAGGGGGAAATAGTTGAAAAATGTAGATATTTTGGCTATAATTCCATTAAAGAAATAAAGGCTATATTTTTAGCCTCCTTACCTATAGAGTTCGCAAATACAGGCAAAAGGGTAGAATTAACCTTTTTTAATTCAAATCGAAATTTATATAAGTATCTTGACTGTTTCAGTTAAAAACATTAGGCCCTAATTAAGGGCCTTTTGTGTTTTAAATAGGGGTACACTAATAAACCCCAGATTTAAGGCCCTTTTAGGGCTTTATTTATTTAGGCCCTGTTTAGGGCTTTTTACGTTTCTGGGGGTATTGCCTAGGCGATCAGGTTTAAAGCCTGCAGGATCAAAGGAAACAGCCCAGAACAAAACAATTAGCCCAGCTATTACACTGGTTTAATTATAGGATATTGTTAGGACTGCAATACTTTGAATTTAAGGCCCTAAAATACACTAACATATAAAGTACATGTTAAAAACATTTTAAACGCTTACAAGCAAAGTAAATACTATTAGAGTACAAAATTTAGATTAACATGAGAGCATACAAAACAAGTACAGGACCAAAAGCACTATTTAGAATGTTTCTAAATAAGCAAAAAATAGCAAGTCAGAATTCTCACGGAATTGGGCAAAAAGTGGCTGGTGCAACTCACAGAAAAAAAGCTGATAGTCCTGGCCAAAATTTCGGGGAATTTGGAAAAGTTCTGGCAGAAAATTTAGGTTTAGTCCTGGGTTGCATAGCGATCACGATTGTCGCAACTTTTATTTTTGTGTGGTACACAGCTCTTAAACGCAATCTTTGAAAATCTTTTTAAAAATAACGAATAAATGTTTGCAACTATGAATAATAAATGTTTACATTTGTCAAATCAAAATGACAGCAAAATGCCAAGAATAAAAACAATAGAAAATAAGAGAAAAGCTGGGAGGCCAAAGTTAGCTCCTTCGACAACAGTTTCCTTTAGAATTCCGATTCATTTAAAGAATCAAGTTGAGAATAGATATGGGAAACATTGGCCACAAATTTTCAAAGACTTTATAGCCGTTTTATTGGCTGAAGATAAGGGTTAAAAACAGTGATTAATAAAGGTGTAGTGCAGTAAAATTCGAAAAATTTTTTTTCCGATTTTCTAAATTTATCACTTTTTGGAAATTTTAATTTTGGGTATGAAACAAATAATCTATGGCCAAGTGCCAAGTAAGTCTAATGGTTACAGAATGTCTGGACACTTTATGTACAAGAAGAAAGCTGTAATTGATTATGAGGAATCGTTTTACTTGCAATGTGTACAATACCGAGATTTAAACCATGAAGGGTTTTTTGAATTGTATATGGATGTGTACTTTCAGAGTAACAGAAGTGATATAGATGGTAGTTTAAAGATTATCCTAGATACACTTCAAAAGAAGGTGAAAGCTTTTAAGAATGACAACAAATGCGTTTTACTCCACGTTAGAAAAGGAGTTGATAAGATTACCCCTAGAATTGAGTTTGAATTAAAATTTATATAAAACAGCTATGACAAAAGAGCAATCACACAATTACCTTACCTATTATGCCCTATGCAACTTTATGACAGATTTTGTTGATGAGAAATGGGTACACAGTTCCTACAATGTTAGGAAGGTTAAGCTATTAACAAACCAGTTAAAGCAAGAATTAGAAAAATCAGTTGATCACGTTTTTACCAATAAAAATACCGATGGTGTTGATATGAGTAATGTCCTTGATCAGTTTGTTAATGCTGCAAATGTTATGCACAAACTTTTTAGAGTAGGTTTGTATATGGATGAGATGCCTTATGACATGAAGCATGAACTAAATAAAAGAATTAATGAATTGTTATTAGAATATAATATAGACTTAAATATGTAATTATGGATTCAATAGTTAGTGAAATTATTCAGCAATATCAGATTAGAGCTGAATTTGGTGAAAAAAAATATGGTGTTACTCTTGATAGAGAGGATTTATCTACCCTTGATTGGATAGAACACGCTAAACAGGAAGCAATGGACCTAACATTGTACCTTGAAAAGCTAAAGAAAGTGCTTGCTTCTGGTAATTATCCAGAATTAGGTAATATTGAAGCAACTCATGAGAGTAAAAATAGAATTATCTATAATCTTAACAGGGTTATAATGTCTCAAGAAGATGAGATTAAGCAGCTACAAAATGAAAATAAAGAGCTAAGAATAGATTTGGAGAATTATTCTTATGTTACTGAAACTTTAGAACACGAATTAGCCGAATTAAAGAAAGAAGATCACACTAAAAAGAAAAGAGGATGGCACTTTTAGATATTAGAATAGAAGATAGAGTTTTTTGTATACACTATGGATGGGGTACTGTTAAATCTTTATCTGGACAGAACAATTATCCTATTGAAGTATATTTTGATAATTATCACAATGATAGTTATAATTTAGACGGCAAATTATTTGATTATATGATGCCTACCTTATCTTTTACAGAATACAAATTTGTAGGATTTAGTCAGGAAAGGCCAGAGGTATTACCTAATATAGGGGATATAGTTTGGGGTAAAAGTTTTCTTACTACTGATTGGAGTATTGGGCATTTTTTAGGGAAACAAAATGCTTCTTATAAAATTTCAAGCGTACCTAATGCATTAAGTTATTGGCTTGCAGATAAAATAACAACTAAAAACCCTTACACAAATGAAAGCAGCATTTAGACAATACTTAGAGGACCTAGAAGATGATAAGGTTAAGCCAGAAAGCTATTATTTAGCTTTAGAAGAAGAAATTATTAACATAGCTTATGATGATGGTGTAACAGATGGCCTCGAGGATAACAGCATTGATATGGACTATTTTAACAATAAGTATTTAGAATAATTCTAAATTACATTAACTTTTGAAAATATTTTTAAATATTATTGTAAACAATAAATAAGATACTACATTTGTATCACACAAAACAAATTTATCATGGATGAAAAAATAGAGTTATTTAATCAGGAGCTTGAAAGAGTTGGTATTACCAAGGATGACTTATGGATTATGTCTGTATGGAAGAATCAAGCTACTACTGCCCAGGGAGATTATAAGTCTCATGTTATAGTAAAATTTATTACTGCTGGGTATAAAAACAGAATTACACCTAGTGGGATGGTTACATTAACACACCCCGACAACACATTCGAATTTACATTTTCTTAAACTATAATTATTATGGCAATTATTGCAAAATCAAGTGGATCAAATTATCCAAAACAAGTTACACCTGCAGGCTCTCACGTTGCTAGATGCTACGGAATGATTGAAGTAGGTACAGAAGAAACAGAATACAAAGGAGAGAAGAAAGTAGGCCACAAAGTTATTGTAGACTTTGAACTACCTTTAGAAACTGCTGTATTTCGTGAAGGAGAGGACGAGAAGCCCTTTGTTATCTCCAAGGAGTATAATCTATCATTTCACGAAAAAGCTACGCTTAGATTGCATTTAGAAGCTTGGAGAGGTGCAACATTTACAGATGAGGAGGCTAAGAACTTTGACATTACTAGATTGGTAGGCAAAGCTTGTATGCTTAACATTACTCATAAGAAGTCTGCTGATGGCACTAAGACTTATGCTAATATCAACAGTATTTCTCCTATCCCTAAAGGTTTAACTTGCCCTGATCAGGTAAATCCTACTAGAATCTTATCTTATTCTGATTGGAATCAAGAAGTTTTTATGGGTTTACCCGAATGGTTAGCTAAGAAGATTACAGCAACTCCAGAGTTTAACGCTAAGTTTGGTGATTTACCTGCTAGTTCACCTAATGTTGATATGGTAGCTGAAGACAATTCAGCACTTCCTTTTTAGTTTCCATTTTAATGATTATATTTATAAAAAAAATATAATATATGGATAAGAAATGCTTTAAATGCGGAGAGATAAAATCATTAAAAGAATTTTATACTCATAAGCAAATGCCTGATGGACATTTAAATAAATGTAAGTTATGCTCTATAATTGATTCAAAAAAAAGACTTGATTTGCTTAAATGTAATGATGATTTTTTGGAAAAAGAAAGGGCTAGAGGAAGGGAAAAATACCATAGATTATATTCTGGTTTAGATAAAAACAATACACCCTATTCTTTAAAAAAAATATATTTATTAAAATTTCCTGAAAAAAAGAAAGCTAGGTCAATTTTAGGAAAAAAATTTAAAATTGATGGATTTCATAGGCATCATTGGTCATATAAAGAAGAACATTATTGTGATATCATTCATCTAACCAATAAGGAACATAGTAAAGCTCATAGATTTTTAGTGTATGATAATGAGCATTTTATGTATAGAAGATTTGACAATATGATTTTATTAGATACAAAGGAAAAGCATTTTGAATTTATAAATTATTGCATAAATAACTTAAGTGATTAAATTAATCACAACACAAAATGAAAAGAGAGACTAATTTTCTCCTAAGAGTAGTTCAAAAGAATCTAAATAGGAGAGCCTTAATTACCTATAAGTTAGGTAAAGGTTTAGAAAGCATAGAAGCTGTAGTCCTAGGATACACAGATTCATTGATTTGTTTAAGAATTAAGCATCCAAAGCCTTTCATTAATAATTCTTTGATGATTATAGAAGAAAATCCTGTAACAAAGAAGAAAGAAAGGCTACCTAAGTTAGTCCAGGAGATGCTAATTCCAATAAGTAACATAACTGAATTTATATTGATATGATAGATTTAGAAATAACCAGGGATGAATCCTTAATGGAACTCTATCAAATTATTGCTGATAGGTTAAACCAAAAAGGAAAGATTCCTCTTAGAGCACGAAAATACACCCAGGCTATAATTGTTAGCCATGTGTACAATAGAATCAATGACAGTCAAATAGAAGAAGAAATAAACATAATTAAAGATGAACGAAGAAATAATTGATAAGGAGTTTTGGGAATCACATCAACTTATGCTTTCCAATCATTACTGGGATTACACCTTTGCAATGCTTGAGTTTATGATGAATGATGTTTATCCTTCTGATTTCAAAGAATTTTCTCCCGATGGAGTAGTAAAAGATTATTTTAAGAATAAGTTTAAAATCACTGCAAGACAATGAGCCCTAAAGAAAAAGCAAAAGAATTATACTTCAAAATGCTAAATGGGTTTCAATTTACAATTGATTCATATACCGCAAAGCAATGTGCATTGTATACTGCTAATGAAATTCTAAAGGAAATGTCAGAATATGCAGATTTTTATGATTGTACCATTACTTTTGAAAAATGTGATTATTGGGAAGAAGTTAAACAAGAAATAGAAAAAATTATGACACACGATCAAATCATACAAACGTTAAAAGATGACAATGAATATTATAATGGCTTAGGTAGAAGCTACTTGTCTAATTCAGACATTGGAGTTCTACTTAATAACCCTGTAATGTTTAAGAAGAAGTCTGAAAAGACTTTAGCAATGCTACAAGGTAGTTATTTCCATACAGCTTGCTTAGAGCCTCATAAACTAAAATCATTCCCTTTAGTTGATGCCTCCACAAGAACTACTAATATATACAAGGATGCTTGCAAAGAAAGCAATGAGCCTTTTATGTTATTGGTTAAAGAAGCAGAAGAAGTAGATGAAATGGTTAAAGCACTAAGAGCTAATACCGATTTATCTAAGTTAGTTTGGGATAGTGGTATTAAATACGAAGTGCCAGCAATAGGTGAAATTGAAGGCTTGCAATGGAAAGGTAAGGCTGATATTATTAATGGAGACTTTATCTACGATTTAAAGACTACTACTTCTTTGGATGACTTTAAGTATTCAGCTAAGAAGTATAACTACGATTCACAAGCATTTATTTACAATCACCTGTTTGGCAAGGAATTAGCCTTTATTGTTATTGAAAAAGGTTCTAATCGCTTAGGTTTCTTTGAATGCTCCGATGAGTTTATGGAATCTGGAAGAATGAAAGTAGAGCAAGCTATGGGTATGTATTATTTTTATCATAGCCCTAATGCTACAAAAGATGTTAATCAATATTATGTATCTAAAGTTTTATTCTAATGGCACAAATTATTCACGCAGATGGCACTATTATTAGCCAAGATCAAAAACGTAATGAATTGGGTTATACAATCCAAGAAGCATGGTCACACCAAGCTAAAATGTTAAAAGAGGCTTACAGATTATTAAAACTAACCAATGCAGAGAAAAGCAATAAAAACAGACAGAACAGAGTGTCCTAAATGTGGACACAAGCATCCTGTACAGCAATTATGGGATTACTTTGATGCTAGTTTTGCTGAATGGTCAGTTAAGTATAGATGTATGTCTTGTGATCAGAAGATTAAGATGGAAGTAAATGTAAATGGGTTTTTAGTATTAAGAAATGATAGGCCAAGGAAAAAACCAAGCATTTTACAACCAGAAAGCTGTTGAGTGGGTAGATGAGTTTATAAAGAATAATGATCCATTGATTGACTTTATTTCTTTTGATGGCCACATTATTCATAACTCTCACTACACATTAAAAATCTGGAAAACCAGATTATTAAATAACAAAGGAGCTGAAGAAAGAGCAGCGTTTATAAGAATTAAAAAATTTAAAGATTGGTACAATGGAAAAGATTAATAGAAGGCATTTATCAGGCATTTACATACTACATAAGTTTGAAGATGAAGAACGTAAGCAGCCTACCTGTTTTGAAGATTGTCCAGAAGATAGACAATTTGAATGGTTAAATAGTTTGGACAATGAAGCTCTAAAAGATTTAGCTATAATGCTAGGATTTACCTTAAGAAATATTGGTGATAAGTTTAACATAATTAAAGATTAAAATAATGGAAAATCAGACAGCAATTGAATGGTTGGAAGATAAAATCAATAATTATGATTTTAATCAAGGTATGGCTCAAATGAGAAAATACATTTTACTAGCCAAACAAATGGAGAAAGAGCAGATAACAAAAGCCTATAATAGTGCAATCCCTTTTAAATTTGGTGAAGAATATTACAAAGAAACCTTTAAACAATATAACAATGGAAAATGAAATGCGTGAAGACATTAAGAAAGCACTTAAATTTGTTGAATATGCTGTATTTTCAGCTTTAATCATAGGTTTAGTGCTAGGTGTTGTAATTGGTGGTTTAACAGTATTTGCTTTAATGAGATGAGAAATAAGATGTTAGGATTAGGAGATTTCTTTCAAGAAGTTCTATCTAATATGAATTTAGTGATCAGGGATGAAGAATTATTAACTTCATTAAATCAAACCAAGCTTACTGCAACTCCTGGTTTAGAAATTCTATACACTAAGACTAAAGAATTAGAGCCATTAGGCATTCCCATGGTTAATTCTCAAGATATCTTAGAAGATATAGAGAAGAAAGAAGCTAAATTCTTAGAGTTTTGGAATACCTACAATAAAAAAACAGGTCAAATTAAAGCAAAACCTAGGTTCTTAAAGCTGAATTGGAAAGAAATAGATGCTATATTTGCAACCCTTCCACACTATTTAAAGGCAACTCCAGATGTTAAGTTCAGAAAAGATCCCTTTACTTACTTAAATCAAAGAACTTGGGAAGATGAAATGTATCTACCAAAAGCCCAAGAAGCTAAAAAGAATATAGTATTTAGATTCGATTAAAATTAAGAGTTACAACTATGAAAGCTAAAGAGAAAATATCATTTACCGACTTAGATGCGGAAAAGGAAGTTATATCATTAATCACTTCTAATCCTTCTGCATTTAAGCAAGTACAAAAAATAATCAAACCAAACATTTTCCACTTTGAACAAACTAGAAGTGTATTTTTGGCATGTGCTGAGTTATTTTCTGAAAAGGGTAACTATACCTTAACGGATGTAGTATTGAGGCTTAAATCAAGCGGAAATAATGATTGGGCTACTTTATTAGCCTCCACAACTACTCATTCATCAACAAGTACCAATGAATTGCTTATTTACCTAGCTGAATTGAAGGGTAAAAGGGATTTAATGGATTTATCAAGACAAATCACTAATGATTTAGCTAACGGATCAGATTACTTTTCTTTGGTAGATAAGGTAAACTCCATTACTAATCAAGAGATGTTTAAGGATGATGATAAGGAGATAGTAGATATGAAGTCTGCCTTAGTTGATGCCTTAAATAATCTAGGAGATGTTATGACTAATGGACAAACTGCAGGAGTTCCTACAGGATATCCTAAGTTAGATGAAATTACAGGTGGATGGCTTAAAGGTAATGTTATACTATTTGCTGCAAGGCCAGGACAAGGTAAAACTATTTGTCTACTAGAACACGCTAGGAATGCCTCCGCTATGGGGCATAATGTACTATTCTTATCCCTAGAAATGCCTGTGATATCTTTAATTTACCGAATGATTTCTGGAACATTGGATAGTTATACCCCCTACTCTAAAATAAAAACAGGAAGGATAAATATTGACCAATTTTCAGCTATTCAAAAGGATGCTATCACTAAACTCGAAAAGCTACCTATCACTTGGTATGATGGAGCTAATAGAGATATTAATTATTTATCTGCTTTAGTGCAAAAGATTGTAAGAGAGAAGAATATTAAAATGGTTGTTGTAGATTATATGCAACTAATAACTGATTCTAATATTAAGAGCAATGATGAAACAGCCGTAGTAGGTAGTGTATCCAAGAAGATACAACAGTTATCTAAGAAGCTAGATATCCCATTCTTATGTGCTGCCCAATTAAATAGGCAATCAGAAGGTAGAAGCTCACATAGGCCAAAGTTATCTGATTTACGTTCTTCTGGACAAATTGAACAAGATGCTTCCGTAGTTATTGGATTATACAGAGATGACTATTATAAGTTTGAGAGAGCTAAGGAAGAAGGAAATAACAATGTAGAGTTTGATAATACCATTGAATACATCTTTATGAAGAATAGAGATGGCCTAACTGCAACCCACGAAATGTTCATTGATGTAGCCACATCTAAAATAAAAGAACATAACTTTGTAGGGAACAAATTTTGAGTAAGTTAATTTTTTTCATAGTTGTAAATTAATCCCCTTGGTTATTGACCTTGGGGATTTTTGTCTATAACGCAAAAAGGAGGATATAATCCCCCTAATTGCACACACAATCCAAATCACACAAAACGTACTGCAATTTAGGAATTAATATCAGAACTATAAATTCACTTTAGTTCCTATCATTCCCATATAGGTTTGAGGTACAATTGGGTTTGTATTGAATGATGTTTTTAATGCAAAATTGAACTTAAATCGTTTAGTAAACGCAATATCGAAATTAAATCCAGTCATTACACCAACATCATCACCAGTTACAAAAACTTTTTGATCAGTTAGATATCCTGTTGAACTACCAGATAGATAAACATCTGGACTAATAGTAAGTCTTTTACTCACTTTTAAAGGAATAGTATAGAATAATAAGATGTTATTTGACAAATTAAGCCCATTATCAGCTCCTGCTACACTAAAAGTATAGTTAGCTCCACTCACACCATATTTACCTAATGGATAGATATAAGCTGCAGTAGCAAAGCCTAGCACACTACCACCTAGATAAACTCCAGTAATACCATAATTGCTTATAGATTGTAGCTTACCTTCATTAAAGTTCATTAAGGTATATCTACCACTTAAAGCAAACTGATCAAATGTAGACCAAATCATAGAAGATATACCCCAAGAAGTGTTTCCCATTAAAGAAGATTGAGACATACCTACAGATGCTATAATAGATACCACATCCGTAGTAGGAGCTACAGTGAAGTCACTAGAATAGATAATAGGATTTACCTTGGCCACACTCTTAGAAGAAGATTTCTTTTCTGATTTGCTTTCTGATTTAGACTCCTTTTTATCCTCACTCTTAGATTCAGAGCTACTTTCACTCTTTTCTTCACTCTTAGATTCTGTTTTAGTTTCTGATTTAGTTTCAGTCTTAGGAGTTTCCGAAGAAGATGAAGATGAGGAATTAGAAGGTGCAGAAGTAGATACAGGAGGTGGACTAGAAACAGCAGCAGAAGTAGCAGCACTAGCTGCAGCACTTGTAGCAGAAGAAGTTGCTTGAGATGTAGCAGCACTTGTAGCTTGAGCTACTGCTTGTTGTACTGCCCTAGCTACTGTTTGTGTTACAGCAACTTCAGCTTGTGGACACGGAAAGTTTACAGTTAAGTTATTAATCCAGGCTTGTAGTTCACCTGTAGTTATATCATTAGCTGTTACTACTCGGTATTTGCCACGATATACTATGGTAGTTTTTCCATTTGCAATAGGTACTGTAACCACTACTACCTGATTAGAACAAGGGTCTACAAAAGTTTGTGTCAGAACTTGTGCTTGGGTTAATAAAGGTAGGAATAGTATTAGTAATAACCATTTCACTATTTGAAGATTTTTTTCTTGATCATTCTAACAATAATCTTACTAGCAGCACCCTCAAGAGCTTTCTTTGTAGAAGCTCCAATAGTTGATTGATTGAACTTTATCTCACTAAAGTTATTATCGTTCATTAGAGTAGCCTCCCTGGTAGTCTTAGCATCACCTAAACCACTTCCTGTAAAGTATTCTCCTGTTTCAGCATTAACAAACTTAACTTGTAAGCCTAAACGAGTAACTACAGTTTGTTTTACACCATCCTTTAAAGAAATAGATTCATCTTCACT